CATAGGATAACAGGGAAAGGATGCAGTTGATCGTGGTGGTCTTGCCGGAACCGTTTCTCCCTAGATACATACTGAGTTTTCTCTACTACTATCCCCTCGCTCAATATCGGTACTATAACTATAACCTTATCTGGGAAGATCTGCACCTGCTCTAAGTGCTCTAAGAGGTATTCTACTTTTAATTTCTCATTACCATCTACATATCTGGATACCTCCTCATCTATGTTAGCCAGTACCTTATCTATCTCTGCAATATCTCCAGAGTTATCCTTATTCTTTTCTGTTTCTGCTTTGAGCTGGATGATCCTCTCATCTAACTCCTCTGCTTTTTTCTGGTATTCCTGTTTATTTAGGATCCCATCTAAGTAGGCATCCAGTAGCTTACTTTTTCTGGAGAGCTCACGCTGTAGATCTGCCTCTGTATGCCCTCCATTTGCCTCTAGGAGCTGTTTTCTGAGCTTAGTAAGCCAATTTATCATATCCTGCTTTATTGTGTCTGTATTCGCCTGTAATCGCTCTGATACTATCCCCATTATCTCCATGAGGGAGTTATAAGAGATATTTTCATTATCACAGCCTAAAGGATTTATCTCTCCAGCTTTCCCCATCGTGCTATCTCTTTTTCTGGTTCTCCTGCCTTTAGTCTGCTTTGTACTGCATACCCAGTACTCATCCTTAGATACCCTCTGTTTCCTCCAGTAATGAGCCCCACATATACCACATACCAGCTTACCACTAAAAGAGTATCCGCTGGTTTTCTTGCCTCTCCTGTCGGATCCTGTGGCTATTACTCTCTCCTCATGGATCTTACAGATTAGATCCCACTCCTCCTGTGTGACTATCGGAGGGAGAGCGTTTTCTACATATACCCACTCCTCCTTAGGGAGTTTTATAGTTTGCTTACTCTCAAAATCGTGTCTTTCTTTGTTTATAATCATGGTACCTACATTTTTACAATCATATACAAATTTAGGTATATCCATAGGTTTCCACGGTTTCCCTACCGTGTTACGGTATCCAGCATCATTAAGCTCCTTAGCTATGAGGGTAGAGCCTTTTCTTGCCATAATTCCCTCACACATGAGCCTCCTTACCTTAGCCTGTTCTGGATTTATATAATACTTACCATCTTTTTTATCCCATCCATATACATTACCACTACCCTGTAAGGCTATCTCCTGCCCCTGTCTGGCTTTCTCTATTCTGTGATCGTGGTAGTTATGGAGTTTCTTACTAAGATTTCTACTAAACTCCTCCGCTATGATTGCTCGTACACCTGTGATTAGAGCATCATCTGGAGAGTAAAATTTTCCATCCATGTACATAAACAGTAGCTTTCCTGTCTGTACTACCCTGTTAATAAAGAGGTACCAATCCAGAGTATTTCTCTGGAGCCTCTCTTGATCCTTGATTACTACAATATCAAATAGATCCTCGTACAGATCCTCATAGAGCCTCTGGTAATCATCCCTGCCCTTTACCATCGTACCGCTCTTACTGCGATCAATATACTCTCCTACCAGTTTCCAGCCATGATCCTTAATACATCCTCTATTTTCCTCAATCTGGAGTTCTATAGCGTTTAGCTGTTCCTCCTCCGCTGTAGATACTCTGGCATAAAATACCGCTCTCATACCAATAGTATCTCTTATATCCGTTATTTTCCTGTATGCCATCCTGTTTACCCTCCTGTAATAGTCCTGTGAGCTCCTGTGTGCCTCATACAGCCACTTTTATATATTAGGTGTAGACTTCTTTACCCTTGATAAAATAGAGGGCTTTATGAGGCTGTTTTTCAGTTTCTATCTATTATACACCCCTTATATACTAGATACAACTAAAAAATGAGGGCTACCAGCATTTTACAGCCAGTAGCCCTCTATATGAAAAAATATTAAGGAGTGCCTAAAGGATTAAGGTAACTTGATTACCTGTCCGATGTTAATAAGGTTTTTATTTTTGATACCATTGAGCTTAACCAGAGTATCTACAGTAGTTCCATACTTTTTAGCGATCTTGCTAAGAGTATCTCCCTTAACTACTGTGTAGGTCTTAGCGGATCCTCCGCCTGTCTTACCAGAAATATCTCCAGCATTTACCCAGCCATATACAGTAGAGCCCTTACCAGAGATAGCCTGTAAGTGATACGGATGTACCGCACCCTCAGCCTTGTTAGTTACCTTAGCCTGTCCTGCCTTACAGCCATATGCAACGCCACTAGCTGTAGAGCTGGTATAGTGGAGGCATCCTGTAAAGTTTACAATATCTCCAATATTGTAAGAGCCTCCTCCGTTACCAGATGGCTTAGGAGCCTCCTCTTTAGTAGCCTTAGAGCTGTACTTAGGAGTAACAAAGCCTCTGATATACTTACCGTTTACTGCAAGATCTCTATATCCTACAGCGTTACTCTTGTTACCCTCGATAACCTTAATAACGCCTCCAGATACAGATACTACAATACCGATATGATCCGCACTACCTGTATTATCTCCTACTCCGTTATCATCCCAATCATAGAGGATCATATCTCCAGCGGATGGAGTGTAAGCATCATTCTCTACCCAGATACCCATATTCTTAGCAAGCTGGATAAACTGATTACAGCTACACTCTCTAGGGATAATATCTGTAAGTCCTGCCTTAATGCCTACAGCGGATGCAAAAGTAGCACACCACGCATCTGTATATTTTACAGCATAACTTCTAGGGAGTGGCTTACAAGCGTTATAAGTATCAATAATCTTTTTATGGGATCCGTCACTCTCTTTACAGCCTAACCAACCCTTAGCGATCTCAACAACCTTTGATCTGATTTTTTTCTCTGTCATAATAATACCTCCGATCTAAACACTTAAAAAGGAGAGCCCTGTAAAGGCTCTCCCTGTCTGTCTGATAAATATATTTACTGTGGAGCTGTATAGCTCTTTGCTCTGGCACTATCGCCTAATCCCTTTGTAGTCGGATCGTTTAGAGTGTTCCAAACCGATACCACCACTAAAGAGAGTACATAAGGATTAGAGATAGCTCCTACAATGAGCTCCCCTACCTTACTCCATGTGGTAAGATCCTGTGCTGTAAGTCCTGCATACGCAAGCACAGGAGTTAAAATACTAAGTACAATCTGTACCCAGAATACAGGATTTTTTACTCTAACTTTTAAATTCATACTGTACCTCCTTGTGAGTTTGTTAATAGTTGCTACGATACCTCAAAATGAGGTAAAGAGATAAACTGGATCCCCTCCTTACTTTAATCCTACAGAAACCGCTAAGTATCCTAAGATAAGTGTTACAAGCCCTGTTACAATAAGCCACTTGAATTTATCCCACTTATCCCCATCCTTACCCTCCAGCTTGTTAAGCCTCTCAACGGTTTCATTCAGATCCCCACGCATATACTTAACCTCAGTAGCCAGCTCTTTTATAGCTCCAATCATCTCACTATTGCTTTTGAGTATCTCATCATGCTCATTAAGTCGATTAGTGTTACTCTTTGCTCGCTGTTCTACCTCAGTAAGTCTATGCTCAATGTTAATATCTGCATCTGTAGCCATATCCATAAGATCCTCCTTTCCGCCATAATAAAAGGGAGAGCATTTAGCTCTCCCCCTGTGGCTTACTCTGCAAGCTCTGGTAAATCAAGATCAATGAGGATCTGCTTAACCTGCTCTCTGATTACTGGCGGTACATCATTGATCGTCTTTTTGCCCTTTACAATAAGGGTAGCGTAAATTACTGCCATAGCCTTTACCTCCTTTCTGAGTATTGTTTTTAAGATAATATTGAGTAACATACTACTCATTATCTCCGTCTAAGATTTTTTGTACGGCTTTTCTGAGATCCTTTGGTATATTATCAATAGTCCTTAACCCTTTGCGGATCAAAGTAGCGTAAACCTGTGCCATAATCTTTCTCCTCCCTCTTATTTAGCTGATAACCCTAACATCTGCTCATACACATCTGCTAAGGCTAACTGTAAATCTGTAGCCTGCTCCTCTAAGGAGCTGTTTTTCTCTGCCATGAGCTGGATGTACTCATCTTTCTCATAGATCTCCTGTGTTTCAATTTCAAACCCATCAAACCCAGAGCTAAGATCTCCCTCCTTAGCCTCCTCATGGATCTCTTTGATACCTGTATTTACATATACATGGTAATCATCAATCTCAAGAGGCTTTACGCTCTCCGCTGTAGTTCTTACGTTTACAAATTTCTGCATTACCTTTTACCTCCTTTAAGTAATAATTGTGCATATATTCTACATTAGGCTCTACATATTTCTGGTATAGCCTAAAGCTATCACAATGCTGTAGCCAGCCCACATAGCTATTAAATGAGCACCACTCACTATAAGTAGGGCTCACATTGTTTTCTCTTTTACTGGAGATGCTAAGCATCCTACGCTTAAATGTCTTGCAAGTTGATTTTCTGAGTAAGGTATACTCTCCGAAAAATCTATAGCCTACAAAATCTACACCTCTTACCTTAGTAGGAAATACCTGCCAGTTATGCTTAAGCACCTGCTTAAGATTTACCGCCATAAACTCATCTAACTCTCTTTTGAGTTTGTGTAATTCCTCTTTACTGCTACCGAAAATAACCATATCATCCATGTATCTAAAGTAGTACTTAACGCCCTTAACCTCTTTGAGCCAGTGATCTACTACAGATAGATTAAAATTACCGTCATACTGGCTAACATAGTTTCCAATAGGAATACCTACACCATCCACAAACTCTCTACCGTTATCGTCTATGATAATATTTACCGCTACACCTAGCCTCTGGAGGATCTCTATATTTTCCTCTGTGGCTGGACAAGTACTAATACTATCTATGATCTCATCCATTAACCAGATAAGCTCCTCATCCTTAAAGAGCTCTCTATACTTAGCCTTTAGTACATCGTGTACAATGCTGGGATAATACTTTCTTACATCCAGCTTTAAGCAATACTTTGTAGCCTCTGGATCTGATACTAAAATACTGGGTATCCACTTCTCCGCTACTACTTTTCCATCTTTCTTAATCTTTTTCTTATACCCTCGTAACTGATTGATAATAGGCTGGATCCCTCTGTTAGGGATTGCACTATAGGTATCCTTTGTCATGGAATTAAGTAAATAGGGCTCTATAACCTGTAAGATAGCCCATTGACATATACGGTCTGGGTAAAATGGTAATTTATAAATCTCCCTCTCCTTATTACTCTCTTTCTTTGTAAAGATTTCATATTCTGAGGTATGATACCTGTGTTCTATTAGATTTTCCTGTAGCCTCTTTAGGTAATGATCCAGATCTTTCTCTATACACTTTACCTCTGCATACCACCCTTTACCTCTCTTTGCGTTCTTGTGGGCTTTTCTAAGATTATCCATATCACAAATCTTAGAAAATAAATCTCCAGTATCTTTCATGTGTTTTGGCACCCACCTTATCATAATTTTGTATGTGCATAAGAGGGAGCTAACTACCTGTTGTAGTACCCCTGTGCTATCGTTCACATAACAATCAGTTCTTAGCTTGCTAGGCTAACATGGTTTACGGATCTCTCCGCACATAAGCACCCTCTTAGCTATTTTTTACCGCTCCTCATAGAGGAGTTTTATGTTTTGGCAAGAGCCACGGTAGCTAAATCTCACTTATATAAATAAGTGTCATGGTGTAACACACTTTTACTATTTTTCTTTTTATATGCACATATAGTAAGTGACTGCTGATATTCCGATTGCGATTAGAGGAGGTATTATTCAGATTAAGATACCATGCACCACATTTAGTACCATTATTCCATTTACCACCTAATTTAGTAACACGAAACGCCTTTTAGCTACCGACAAAAAGGGTAATAAAAAAGAGCTTTACAGCCCTCTCTATTACCCTCTTTGATTTCTTTATTTTGTTGAGTTTATGATGCTATTGTTATGCACTAATCTTTGTCTGAGGCACATACAGCAAGCGACCGCCGACACTCCGATAGCGATTAGAGGAGGCACTACCCAGACTAAGACACCACGCACCACACCTAGCACCATAATCCCATCTACCACCCAACATAGCCACACGAAAACCATCATTGTTATTCCAATAATAATCTCCTACTGGGAGGTTAGATGCACCGTTATGCTCCGCACAAAGGAAAAGATCTGGATGATCCTCATCGTATCCAAAGCCACTAATATAGCCCTCTCCTGTGGCAATATTAAAATCTAAGGCTTTGTATCCATCGGCTGTAGTATCATCCTTACACTCTCCATAAGGCTTAACAAAAGCATTGTATACTCCGCTTGCCTTATCGTTATAAATATTGATAGCATCCAGCCAAGTCCAGATATTACCCCAGAGGTTTTCCTCTCCTCTGTAAGATACTGAGCACTTACCATCTACTCCAGCGTTAGGATCAATACCAGATCCATTACCTAAACCAGAGGTAGCACCTGTTACTACAGCCATGTTAGTAGATCCATCGTCTGTAAAAGTACTTACACCCTGTCCGATAACGCTTTGAGCGTTCATAGAGGCATACTCTACTAAGATAAGCCACTGAGTAGCTGTAAGAGCGAAAATGTTATGAGATTTCCAGCCCTTACCTCTGTTAGTACAGAGCTTTCTTACGTTTGCTCTAGTGAGGTTCTGTGTAAGTCCACTGGCTGGCTTAGCACCTGCGATAGATGAGAGCATATCTGTAGCAAAATCCGCTACCTGCTCATCCGCCTTAAGGTATGTTCCAGCGGAGGTATCAAAGATAGATCCCTCAAAGGCTGAGAGGTAAATCTTATCCTGTAAGATACCGTTATCATCTAAGAAACCATCCACAGGCTTAAATCCTGCCTTAGGTGTAGGGCTGATATAAAATCTAGCCTTATCATATTTCTTACCTCTACCAGAGGAGGAAACGCTGGATTTTACAGGCACAACCTTAGTATAGAATAAAGGCTGTTCTACCATAGTCTGTACCTTAGTACCGCTAGGATATTCTGTAGTACCCTTTGTAATGGTAGCTGAGGTAGCTCCTGCCTCTGAGTAACCTGTTTCCCCTCTGTAGGCTACCATAACGCCCTCATTAGTAAGGTTACATCTCTTTCTACCACCCCACGGAGCGAGCTTATCAAAATCTGCACCAGAGGTAAGATTTTCTGCTCCTGCTAATCTTGTAAATTTCTTATTTACAAAATCTACCTCTACTCCGTATACATCGGAGCTATCATAGCCTACAAAGCTCTTAACATCGTCAATCTGCTCCTGTAAATTAACGATCTGGGCTACAGTAGCTCCAGCGGTAGGATCTACGTTTACCTTTACGCTAGAGGCATTAGATACCGCTGTTACAAGATCCACCATAAGGGAGCTTACACCGATACCATTAAATGGAGGCATATAATCCGCTGTAGCGGTACTCTCATCTGCTACTGAGATACTGTAGAGGATCTCTCCAGCCTGTGGATCATTTGCATAAAGTCCTAAGTTTCTTACATAATAACCCTGCCCTAAGGTCTGATTAGAGAAACTAGCGGATACTGTAACATTAGATCCATTCTTTCTCACTACAGAGGCTACCTTTTCCTCCTGTTTGATAGTACCGATACCTGTCATACTTGCCAGATCTCCAGATAGCTTAGCATCGGATACCTTGATCTTAGTAAACTCCAGCTTAGTAGTACCTGCTACCACTTTTGCTAAGAGTTCCTGTCCTTTTTTTGTGATTACTGCACTCTTAAAAGCACCCATTTTATCACACTCCTTTTCTTTAATTTATTGTAATAACTGTAGCTGTGTTTACAGGGCTTGCTACAGTAGTATTACCGCTGTTAGTTGCTTTGCTGTTAATATCGTGGGTAATGATTTTTGTAAACGCCATTCCAACGCCTACTCCCTCGTAATGAGGGCTTTCTACCTCATCCTTTACAGCTATATCCATTGTGATAGCTCCAGAGGAGCCTCCTGTAGATAATGCCTGTGCTACATTGAGATCTGAGCTCTTATTTACAGTACTCTTTATATCGTGAGTGATAATGTGAGTACCAGCTCTGCCTAAGCCTACACCGTAGTACATAGGGCTCTCTGTAGCTACCTTAGGGTTAATATCGTTTGTGATCTGATACCTCATAGCCACACAGGGTACTACCGCCACACTAAAAGGAGTTGTATTTCCCTCCTCCAGAGTGTTTTTAAGATCCAGCACCAGATTACAGGGGATCATATCCTGCAAAATAGAGGAGATCGTATCAAACGCCCCCTCTATCCCTAAATGAGTTATAATCTCTAAAAAATAATTTTTATAATCTGGATTAACGCTAAAGTTATCATCTCCACAGATACTAATAAGCCTGTTATAAAGCTCTTTCTCCGTATAAGGTACTTTATCATTCCACTTAACCAGCACATTAAAACGCCTTGTTTCTAGGCTGGCTCCTGCCTCTGGGTAAATACCCATCATATCCTCAAAACGCTTAATACCGTACTCATCCGCTGTTTCAATAAACATATTGTTAAGAGTACGCTCAATCTGTTCTAGGATGTACTTAAGCTCTGGCGTTTCCGCCTTTGCTATCTCCTTAAACTCTTTAAGCTGTCGGAGTACAGGCATCCAATAGCCTAATAGATCAATCTCTCTAGCCAATATAAACACCTCCTAACAGAGGTATCTCCTCCTGTGCTAAGGCTAAGTTACTGGCTACATCGTTTAGCTGTGTATCCGCCACATCTAAGATCCCATCCAGATTAAGGAGCCTGTTTTCTATCTGAGAGATACGCACTACTAAGTTACCTTTCTCCCAGTTCTTACGCATTTCCAAAAAATACGCCTCCAGAGTTTCCTCCGCCTTAGGTTTTACCTGTGACCACTGGTAGCCATCATTTAGAGTTATTCTGGATTTTATGCTTACTGTCTTACCCACAGCGGATACTACTGTTACTGTATGCCCTATAGGAGCTATGCCACTACCTGTACCCTGTGGATCTGGATCTATAGCCTCCTGCACCGCTTTTACCAGTGTGCTAGATGCTACTCCAAAATCACTATTGATAATGATTAACTTAACAGTGCCTCCCCCATTCCACACAGGGATAACCACTGTACCACCTACACCATCCAGAGCATCGGTTTTCTCTACATAATCCTGCTTATTACCGCCAAAAGGGTTACTATCAAAGGAGTTAAGATATCGTGTCCTTAGAGCCTCTGTATCCTCCTCATCCTCCGCTGGGATAAGGAGCTCTGTAAGCTCTCCAGTAAGATCCTTATCAATGTACTCAATGGAGCTAAGCTCTCCAAAAAACTTATTGCCATTAGTACCCTCTGTTTCACATTCCATCTGATAATAAAAATAGCCATCGGCACTCTCTATAAATGCTGTGGCTACATAGTTAAGCTCATTCAGATTAAATCTGGAGCCTATAGGGATCTCCATATTAAATTTACCCTTTAGAGTAGCCTTAGTAGCCTCATAAGGGATAATACCTCTTTCCTTACATCGGAGGATTAGAAACTCTCTTACTGCGGTATCTGCATACCCATTATTTACGATATTACCTAGCTGGATATATACATCTGCGTGCTCTGCGGATACAGGGGCTATAGCGTTCATAATAACGGAGCCCTCACGTTTATCTACATCACTTGCCACCCTTGCTAGGGATCTATCTAATATATTTTCGTATGTCTGATCCTCATACATCCATTTCCACCTTCTTACTACCTACATCTGTTACCAGAGTAAATTTTATGTGGAGTACATCTTTAATCTGGGATACCTCCAGATCTTGTACTCCTGTTATGTGCTCATTCTCAAATAAGCACTCCTCCATATACCGCCTTACCTCACTGTTAAGGTACTCCTCACTGTAGCTATATCCGATGAGATCATAAACCTCATCCCCATAACCCCAGCTATATATAATCCAGCGGTATCTCTTAGCCTTAAGAGCTAAGTAAGCCCACACACAAAGAGCATCTACACCAGTTACAATCTTCCCTGTGAGTGTGCCTTTTTCAAAGTCGATCTCATACTCACGGATAGAGGAGGCTGTTACCTCTTGATCCGTTAGAGTAAGATCCTCTGTTGTTGCAAAAGGAAATAAACTCATTTACGCCTCCACCACCCTTGCTATGATTACATACTTGTTATTATCATTAAGTTTCTGTACCAGCACCATATCCCCAGCCTTAAGCCCATCTGTATAGGTTATCTGGCTTTGTTTCCATGCCCTAGTATCTGGATCTGGGTTATCCTTACTAGCAAAACCGTTACTCTGTGTAGTATCCACAGATACTCCAGATACATAAGGTACTTTTATCTGTCTGGTATACCCTGCTACTAAGTAATCTGCTATATACAGATCCTCAGCATTGAGTACCAGATCATCTATCTTTACGCTGTTAGAGCTTTGCATTACTCCTATCTGGGCTAAGGTAGGATTATCTTTAGCTCCCTGTGATCGCATCATCTCTAGCACTTCTGCATATTGATGATCGTTTTTCATGTTATCCCCAGTACCAGCCATGCTATCCCTCCTTAGTATCCATCATTTGTTTTAGAGTTACTGTTAAGCTCATGGTAGCTACTCCATTTTGCCATGTGTGAGTATCTGCATCTATCCACACTACACCGCTGAGCCCTGTAGAGCTATCTCTCACTACCGCCCCTGCCCCTGTTACTGCCTCATTGAGGTTTACACACTCCAGAGTAAAGGTTTTCTCAACCGTCTTAAACATACTCTTAGCTGTGGTAGTAGCATCCTTGCCCTCCTCTTTAGTGTAAGTCTGCTGGAATATACCATACTTTTTCACATCTGCATCATTTTGTACTACTCCCTGTGGTTTACCCTCTCCGTCATAAATACGAACCTTATTAACCATGTTAGTAATGCTCTCTTTATAGTTGGAGCTGGTAATATTGCTATCCTCTGTGATCTCAATACTGCATACCACCTTACCCATTTCCTCTACATTGAGGTAGCCTTTTTTAGCTACCACCCTGTAGCTTACTCCGTTCTGTTGATATGCCTGTGTATAGGCTCTCATAATAATCTCATAGATAGATACATTCTGTACTATGAGTTTCTGTGTTAGCCCTGTCTGAGCTAAGGAGCCTACAGGGATCTCCATATCATCACATACCATCTGAGTTATCGCCTCTGCTGTTTTAGAGCTAAAATTATAAGTGGCGTTACTCTTGATGGTATAGAAAAGAAGATCATAACAGGTATAAGTAACTGTACCTGTAGTACTGCTTGCCTCCCTCTCTACTACATAGCCTCTAAAAAGCTCTGTTTTTCCATCATCCTCAAATAGATAAACAGGATCCGCTAAGTTGATGGTAAGAGGAGTAATATTTTTATCTAAGGGAGCGTTTACAATGTGTAGCTCTAACTTTCTGGCTACCTCTGTTCTGCTACCACCCCAGCTCATAGAGGATACATACTCTGTAATGTCTGTATTCTTATGCACTACTATCACTCTTACCACCTCCTAAGGGATAGTTAATACTTGATTAGGATAGATAAGATTAGGATTTTTTATCTTATCCCTGTTAGCATTGTAGATCTTATTGTACTGAGCTCCACTACCGTAAAACTGTTTAGCTATCTTCCAGAGGCAATCTCCACGCTTTACCGTGTATGTTCTGGCTGTATTAGTAGCCTGTGGCTTTGTAGCCCTTACTGTAGGCTTTACAGTAGCTATAGTAACGGTAGCTCTCTTTGTCTTTATCTTTTTGTACTCCTTTATATTACAGGTATAATAAATATCTCCTGTAGCATCCTGCTCTCCCCACACAAAGCTCTCTACTGTAGCCTCCATGTTAAGAGTGCCTGTAATGATAACCCTAATAGGAGTACCAGACTTTCTCCAGCTCTCGATCTTTTCTACATAAGTTAGAGGCTGTCTACGCCCTGCATTATTGCTAAAGTTATAATCCTTTGCTGGAAAAAAAGACTTAAGAGAAATTTCTCTTAAGCCTGTGTTACCGATAAGGTTTACATCTCCCACCTGTATTACATTGACAACCGTATTTTTATGGGATACGGATACCGTGTAATCAGAGGGCTTAACTGGGAGTTGAAACTTATCGCTATTCTGTTGTAACCAAAATTCCATTAAGTATCCTCCTCCCCGTTAAGTCATATTAGGTAACAACTTTTTGAATTTTGCCACCATATCAGAAACAACCTTATCTGTATCTGCCTCTTTCTCAATGATTACCGTATCCGCCAATTTTTCAATCGTTACGGATCCGATACCACCGCTCTTAGGTAGATCGCTATCCTGTGGATTTCCTGTACCTCCTGTACCTCCGTTATTATCCTGTGGATCATCTGGATCCCTGTCTATAGGTGTAACATCCTTAAGCTGTACACCTCTAGTACTCATACGCCTCTCATACTGATCTGCTTGATTTCTGGTTAAGACTTTCTCTCCTTGATGGAGGATAGCTGGGTAATTATCGTATGGTACTCTGTCTTTACCATAGGCAAAACCTAAAGCACTCTTAACCTTACCCCCGATACCTCCTACAAAGTCCTTAGCCTTTGAGATTGCACCACCAATTTTATCTACAAAACCGCTAATAGCATCTATCGCTCCGCTTATTACACTTGTTACGGTTCCGATCGCTGTAGATACAGCACTGGAGATACCGCCGAAAATAGTGGATACCGCATCAAATAAGCCTTGAAATACACTCTTAATGGTTTCTACGATAGTGGTAATCGTAGAGCTTGCACTGTCGAAAAATCCACAGATACTACCCCAGATCTGAGAGATGTATGGAGCTAAGAAATTGAATACCGTTTCAATTCCTGTAAGTAGCCCATCCACCACCGTAAGGATCACATCTACTACCGCACTGATTATAGGGGCTAAGGTCTGCCATACAGTAGATACTACTGTTACTACTACAGATACAATAGTCTGGAATAATCCCATGTGATTACCGATCACAGTAAGTACTTGCTGGATCACATTTCCCACAAAAGTAAAAATAGAGCTCAATGTAGGCATAATAGCTACAATCGCACCTACCACTACTGTAATGATCTGTTGGATCACTGGCATAGCTGTTACGATGATATTAGTAATAGTCTGGATCACTGGCACGATATAAGGAATGATCTGAGATACACCGCTCATAATCGTACTAATTACCTGCCCTACTACAGGAGCTATCTGTTGTACCGCTGAGATAATCGGAGGGATGATAGGTAAGATCGTATTGATCGCCTGTACTATTCCATCCTTAAGCCCAGAGAACATACTAGCAATACCGCCACCGTCTACCTTTACATTAAAAAGCTGATCGAAAATAGCTTGCAATGCTCCAGTATCAATACCGATATTACCCAGCCCTGTAAAGATTGCATCCTTGATAGATGTAAGGAGTGGTAATACATTTTCCTTAATCTGAGGAGCTACCTTTTCTACCGCTGTTCCTATTGCTGTAGGCAAGTTGCTAAAAATCGTCTGGAGCATCGGTATAAAGTTACCAAAGAAAAAGGTACTTGCACTCTCTACCAGCTCTCCCATACTTCTAGCTACTGCCTCTCCATCCCCTATAGATAAATTACCTAAGAGGTTAGTAACTGAGGCTTTCATCATCGCAAAAGATCCGCTAAAGGTCTGCTCTGCCTCTCTTGCTGTGGTTCCTGTGATATTTAATTTATCCTGTATTACTCCGATAGCTGTATATACATCCGCTAAGTTGTTTATATCGTACTTAGTACCAGTGATAGCCTGTGCATCCTTAAGGAGCCTATCCATCTCCTCCTTAGTACCACCATAACCCAGCTTAAGGTTATCCAGCATCGTGTAATTTTGCTTTGCAAAGCCTTGATAAGCGTTCTGGATGGATCCCATATCAGTACCCATCTTGTTAGCGTTATCCGCCATATCTATCATAGCTTTGTTAGCAATCTCAGCGGATTTATTTGTATCTCCTGCACACGCACTCAAAAGAGAGGCACTAAATGAGGTAACATTTTCCATATACTCATTAGCGGATAAGCCTGTAGTTTTATATGCTTGATTAGCATACTGTAACATCTTATCTACCGCTGAGGTATCTGTACTACCATCGCTATTAGTCTTTGTGTACAGTGTTTCCACACCGCCTATACTTTGCTGTAGTTTAGCTCCCTCTCCTAAGGATTTACCCATAAGAGCTGTAGCTCCTGCTCCTGCAATTCCTACAGCGATTGTTACGCCTTTTGCAAGGCTCTTAAGTGTACTACCGATCTTACCCAGTACAGCACTAGCTCCATCCTTTACCGCTACCATAGCCTTTACAGACATATTACCGATGGATTTTAAGCTACTGCCTATACCGTGGAGGATCTTACTAGCACCGTCTTTTACTGCTATAAAAGGTTTTGCTACCGTCTTTCCTACAGATTTCAGTACACCGCCTACCTTACCCAGAGGAGCACTTGCTTTATCCCTCAAAGTAACAAAAGGCTTAGCTACTGTTTTCCCTACGGATTTTAGGGAGTTTCTAACCTTTGTGATCCCACTTGTGGCTTTATCCCTAACAGAGATAAAAGGCTTAGCCACCAGCTTTCCTACTGTTCGTACACCTACCCTTATTTTATTTAGTCCAGATGTAGCTCTATCGTGGATCCCTACCGCTACAGAGGTAACTTTATCTCGTAGCCCACCTAAGGTATTTTTAATTTTAGCTAAGCCCTGTGAGGCTAGATTTCTGATTTTTACAATAGGAGTAAAAGTAGTGGCTATCTCTTTAAGCCTCTGCTTAATCTTGCCTACTGTACTAACTGTAAGATCCTTTAGCTTAATCACTGGAGAGAATACCTTTTTAGTAAGATCCTTGATCCTCTGGGTTATTCTCTCCACCTTTTCTGTAGCTTGATCGTCTACCTCTGCTCTGGTTAATGCTCTCACATTCCCCAGCCTATGCACTCTACTCTCTACCTCGCTGATAGTAGGAGAGGCATTATCCTCTACCTCCACCTCTGGAGTAGCTGTGGTAGTATTGACGGTATCTAAGGTATCCTGTATAGCACCAATAACCCCAGAGGCGTTATCATGTAAGGATACCTCTGGGGATACTGTTGTATTGCCTACACTATTTACAGTTTGTCTAACGCTCTCTACTACTCCAGAGGCGTTATCCGTAGCATTGATAGTAGCATTAACCCTTGTACGCCCCATCTGTTGCATACTCGCATTAGTTTTATCTATCTGCTCCGAAAATTCACGCTGTAAACCTAGATTTTTCTTAAGGGTAGCATACATATTATCTTTTAAATAAAGTTTTGCACCAAACTCTACCGCCATATATGCCACCTCCTCTATGTGAGTAGATTGATATTGTACATAACACTCTCACTCTTATTTGCCCTCTCCAGCTCTTTGTTGTTATCATCTCTCTCCTGCTCGTAAAAAGCCTGTAACACTAAGAGCTCTCCTCTAGGCAATTTATAAAATACAGATGGGAGTACTCTACCGTGTTTCCAGTAGTAATACATCATCTGGGTAAGCCCATCTGTACTTATGAGTTTTTTACTTCTTTAACCGCATTATCTCCGAAACCTGCCAGCTCAGAGATCTCTCCGTAAATCTTAGTGATCTCTCCAGAAAGTAAGATCGCTCTTACCAGATCCTTAGGAGTAGATACCTTAAACTTACTCATAAGCTCCTTGTTTTTAAACATCGGAGCACCTGTAGCATCTACTACGCCCTCGATTACTGTAAAGAGCTGGAGCTGAGTAATATCAATATCTGCATCCTTGCCCTTTATATCAATGCTCATATCCTGTATCTCCTCAAACTTAGCTGGAGTAATCGCCTTAATTGTGAGGATAAACGGAGCACCGTATACCTGTGATAATCTGGTAATCTCTACCTCCTTAGTAGGGAGCTTAATCTCTCCTACATCGGATCCTAAGAGGAGATCTAAGATATTAACCGCCTCTTTCTTTTCTGTTTCCTCTGCCTGTACTGCCTCTGCATTTACATTCTTTGTAGCCATGTTATAGCCCTCCTTAATTTTTCATATAATAAAAATAAGGGGAGGGTAAAACCTCCCCAAACTGCACTCTTATAACTCTTACTGAGGAGTAATCTGATCTAAGTACTCGTACCCTGTAAAGGTAAACGGAGCCTCTGTTTCAAGAGGTTTCTGAGCCTCCCAATCAAAGAGAGTAAGATCATCCATCTGTACTCCTGTGATAGATACACGCTCTGCACCGTAAGCATCTGGATCCGCTAACTTACTGATAAGCGTAAAGCGTACATCCTGCTTATTTCTAACCATGTTAGCTACCTTAATAGCCATTCTGGAATTTACCTTGTGCATAGTGAGAGATCCTGTACCCTTACATCCGACAACCTTGTTATCAGTGAAGAAAGTACCGCACTGTTTAATCTCCTCTTTTGTAAACTCTACCTTTGCCTGTGCCTTATAGCACTCTCCTACATAGTCTCCATCTAACCAGAGCTCTCCAAAGGTACCGTTACAAATTCGCTTTGTTTCTACTGCCATCTGTAATTACCTCCTTAATCCTTATTGATGAAAATATCTACATCCTCGATAGCATCTAAAATAGAGATAGTACCCTTAAGGAATACATGAGAGCCTGTATTAGCCTCCTTAATAGCCTGCTCATCCATCTCAGAGGTATCTACTCCGATACTCTCTAAGTACTGTTTCTGCTTAGCTACATTGATCTCCATAGTAGAGCTATCAGCCTTAAGCCAGCCCTTACCGCCCTCTGTAGCCTCCAGCCCTCTAAGGTAGCCCTTGATAGCTGTAATAAGTAAGCACTTATTATCATAAGAGTTACTGTAGTTACCGATGTAGCTCTTGTTAATAGTGCTGTAAATATCTCCCTCAATCTGATCCTGTATAGCGTTGATCTTGATTTTCTGGAGATCCGCTGTTTCTACCGCTGTAACTGTAGTGAGGGAATTTACACTTCTTGCAATTACAACACGCTCTCCATCGTTATAGAGAGTGAGCTTACCAGCATCAATAGCGGTATCTACTTCCTCATCACTATCTACCAGAGGGATAGCTGTTACCTCAGTAAGAGGCTTATAGGTAGCGGATACTCTGAGATCTAAGCCAGCTAACAAGCCAGCAATTCTACTACAGTACTCCGCCTCTGTATACTGCTTTTCTCCTACCTCGATCTTATTTGTAGCGGAGCTGTTTACTACCTCAAAGTTAATAACGCCCCTGCTATCTCCAGCGGTCTTAGGGAGTACTGCTACAGGTCTACGTACAGAGTTCTTTCTGATACCCTTAACCCATGTAGCCAGCTTAGTAGCCTCCTCTGTGGTAAGATCTGGAGCTCCTACAATGTAATTTACTTTCTGTGTAGCAAAATACTTTGTAGCTTCATCGTAACTCTCTGCTGTTGTATCCATCGTGTAGATAATTACCTTAGATGGAGAGCCGATAAACGCTCTCTCAATATAAGTGGTATTCTCTGCACTAAAAGCACTATCTCCAGTAGGGATCTCATCCACACTACGGAGCACCATAGCCCCCTTGTTTTTGGCATCCTTAAGCATAATACCTACAATGCCTATAGATCCGTTCTGGATGGCTGTTACTGCCTTTTTGGAAAACTCAATAATAATATCTGGTAATCCCATTCTGTTTAACCTCCTATCCGTTTGTTACTGTCTTTGTTTCAATATCCACATCTCCGATAAGCTCATAGTTATCCTCTACAGGTACATCCTCTGTAAAGTTGAGAGTGATCTTTACATATAAAGCACCCTCACTAACTCTTACATCATCGGAGTAGTTTTCTATCTTTGCATATCTAGGCTTTTCCTTTACTCCAGCTAAAGGGATCACAGGTACAACCCTCTTAAGGAGGAAAAGCCTTTTAAGCTCCTCCTTTACCTCATAGAGTTTTTCCACTACCACTTGATTAGCCTCGTTTCTTTTCGCAAAGTAAACAATCTGGAATATCGGATCATCCTCATACACATTGATATTTTTTAGCTCGCTACTGCCTGTAGCCAGCGTTACATAAAAGCTGTTACGCTCAAAGTTATTAGGAACCTCCTCTATATGCACTGGCACCCCAGAATAAGCGGAGGCTATAACCCTGCATACGCTATTAAGCAATCTCATAAGCTACCTCCCTCTATCTCTCTGCCTATTTGCTGTAAAAAGCTCTCTACCAGCCTGTTAAGTCTGGGCTTAGCATCCTGCATACCTTTTTCCATAAAAAAAGAGCCATTTACATAGCTCTCTTTTAACATGATCCCTTTTTGGTTCCTGTTCTTAAGGTATTTAGCTTTTCCGCCTACACTCAGCTTATCCGCTGGTAAAAATCTCTTATGCTGTACATGACCATCATTTACATACAGAGCATACTCTACATTAGTTCCCACCTCTACAAAATCGTGAGGTATCCCCTCTCCGAAAATGGTAATACTATCTACTAACCGTGAGGTATCTACTGGCACATGAGGTATAACCTCGCCATGATAGATATTAGCCATCCTCTGGAGGAGGATCTTTTTCTTATCCGCCCATTTATCCACAAACTTACTAAAGTTCTCTACAAAATCATCCCAGCCCTCGATAGTAAAGCCCTCCACTATACCTCCTCCTCACTGAGGAGCGATACAATGAGCTGAGTACGCTTTTTGTAAGGCTTATCTGCAATAGCCTTAAACTCCGTACTCATAATAGGCTTATCGTACTCATCCAGCTCATAGATATATAAAATATCTCCCCTTTTAATAGGAGCCTCTGGATCCGTGTAGAGTGTAAGATCTGTGGTATTCTTTTTTTGTGGCTGGAGCTGTGCTGTGGTAGTACTACTCTCTGCGGTATGGCACTCATAAGTACCAACCTCTACAAGAGTTTTATTAGGACGGTTAAACTCTCCTAAAGTTGAGGAGTATCTTTTTACTACCACTTGCTTATCATAGAGAAATTGCATACCTTAGCCCTCCTTATATCCGCCTACTGGATCATCCAGCGTATAAGATCTAGGGAATAGCTGGCGGTATGGGTACAGCTTTTTTTCTACTGATACAGGTAATGGATCATCAAAGGTTACACTCTCATCCGCTAAGGTATAAGAGCTCTCCCCCTCAGCCCCCAGCTTTCTAAAACGCTGGATAGCTAAATCCTCCTGCACATTCTTAAGCTGTTTAGGGAATACATCCGTATATCCTGTAATAATGCCCTCATCATCAGTAAGAGGCTCTATAAAGGTATCTCTACAAAATGCCTCTATATCCTCTCTTGCTTTCTCTAAGAGCACCGTTAATAGCCCCAGCTTTTTAGTGTTATCCTCCGATATTCCACAGAGGATCCTACAACGCTCTAAGCTATCCATAGGAGATCCCTCCTTATTCCTCTACTCTTTCTACCCCATCCAAAGTAGCAAGATACTTAGCTACCTCCAGATTAGTAGTGGTAGCTACACCGTCAATAAACTGCACTCCTACAGCCGATACGGTTAAAAACTTATTCTGTGACTTAAATTTATAAGCCTTTTCATTTGCCTCAACATTAGTTGTTTTTGTAGTAGCCATTATCATTTACCTCCTAAATTATTCCTCTGTGATAAGAACCTTAGCTCCAGCATAGCTGTTAAGGAGCTTAATTGTACTCTCGTTAATTACATGACCTTTGAAATAATCTCCAGCCTTAGGAAGATCCTCATAGAAAGTACCTCTAAGCTCTGCGATCTGTACCTCATTCAAATCTACAGATAAGATAGTTTTAGGATCCGCATAACGATTAAGTACTAAAGAGATTTCTCCGAAGTCTGTTACAATCTTCTGCACTCCAATACCAAGTACATTCTGCATAGATCCGTTATCGCCCATAAAACGTACATTAGCACCGTTCTTAGCAAGATTGTTAATAGTACGCTTAATAGTAGCACTAACAAAAGCAAAATACTCTCCTTGAGCTCCATGCTCCCACATTTTCTGTAAAGCCTCCAAAAAATGATCCTCAGTAAGAGCTCCCTTTGTCTGAATAACATTCTCAGTATTAACAAGGTTTACAAGTCCGTTCATCTGTCTAGGAGTATCTCCGCTTTCAGAGGCTTTAGTTCCGTTAAGGAAATACCACTCCATATCCCTCTTAGTTTCAATCAAGCGATCATTAACCTCACTATCAAAAGCATCTCCTACGCCATAAGGGTTAAGGGCTCTTGCTGTACCAGATACCTGTGTTACCTTTTCCACAATCTGACACAGATTAGAAAGAGTTCCTCTGTTGGATGTAATAACATCGCCAGCCTCAGCACCCTCTAACCTAAGAGTACCTCTCTGAGAGTTAAGTTCTTTTTCTCTCCATGTAACTGTAATATCCTTTGCTGGTACTACCTGCCCTCTACTCATAAGCATTGTAGTAAGCGGAGTATCTGTAGGAGATACAAGTTTAATCTCCTCTGTAAGGTCTACAACCTCATTCGCTAAAAAATCAGCTCTTTTAACCATTCCTGCCATTATTCCTTACCTCCTGTTTAAGTAATTATGTTTTTGAGGAGCTGGCTTACTCCTCATCCTCTTTGTTTCTGTGGGCTGAGAGTTTTTCACTAATCATACCCTTTACATTTCCAGTTTTTTTGTACTGGTCATACTTTGTTTCTCCAGCATTTCCTCCTTTTGTAGATCCTGTAGCTGGAGTGGATCCTTTGAGAAACTCAGCTTTAGCCTTTGCAACTTCCTTAGCCACCTCAGCATCAAAGAGCTTTTTCATACCCTTTACTCTCTCAGTGAGCTTAGCTTTACGCTCATCCTCATCTGCGATAGTTGCTAAGTCCTCTACAGCAATGAGATTTCTAAAGCCAGCATCCAGCCCCATCTCCTGTACTGCATCTACTACATCTAGCTTTAAGCCCTTGATAGTAAGATCCAGATCTCTCTTAGCCTGTGCCTGTAAGCGTTCCTGCTCCTCTGCCTGTCTACGCTCATCCTCTGTCATTTTTTCCTTAGCCTGCTTATCCGCCCACTCTTTTTCCTTTTTCTTAATGGCATCCGTTACTCGCTTATCTGCCATCTTTTCATACTCTTTCTGGAGTTCTGCTCTGATCTCCTCCTCTGTCTTTACCTTAGGAGTAGTATCTGCACCTGCTCCAGTAGTGTTAGCGTTAGCTGTGGTATTAGTCTGGGTACCGTTACCCTGCTCCTGTGTCTGTGTAGCTGTGTTTGTGTTTACATCTGCCATAGTTGTTATCCTCCTTAAAATGAGTTATATAATGCTGATCCCTCGTAAGTTATCTGCAAAATATCCCTACTGTTTCTACATAAGTTAGGGTAAATATCTGGAGAAAATATGTATTTACTATGTAATCTTTTTTCAGTTTCTTTAGATTTTTATTTCAGAGCAAAAAAAAGAGGCTAACAAGTTTTTGCACCTGTTAGCCTCTCCTGTGAGTTAATCCCACATATCATCCTCTGGTAAATCCTCCAGCACTTTATAAAAGTTAGGGATCTCTGCTATCGTCTTGCCCTCTTTAATCTGGGTAAGTACTTCTATCTTTTCATCTAATAGCTCATCACTATCCAGATTAAAATATTTCATCTCTGGAATACCGATAGCATAAGATAAAAGATCCATGATCTGTATTTTCTTCTCCTCCATTACTTAGGCACCTCCTTTAACATAGCCTCCACACATCCTCTCAATGCTGTTACAATCTCTGGATAATCCTCAGCTAAAATATCTATAAGCTCTGGATGTCCTACACAAAGAGAGGCATAGTTAGCTAAACTCTCTGAGCAATTAGGATTAGTCCTACGCCTATCTGTATAATAAGCGGATCCGTGACCGTATGTAACCTGTCCAGTATCTCTAAAAGTTCCCTTACTTACTGCATCGTAAATATCCTGTAATCCAGATACTCCGCCTCCAAAGAGAGCTCTACGCTTATTATCCGCCTCCTCATTAACCTCTTTTTGCAACTTCTTAAAAAGGCTGTTGTACTTTTTCCAATCAATAGCTCCAGATCTATACTGCTCCTTAAGTTTCTCATGCTGTGTATCAAAGGTTTCTTGTTTCTCTTTATATATTATATCACACTCTTTAGCAAAATCCTCAAAGAGCTTTTTAGCCTTATCTCCGATAACTGGAGTAGCCTTATCAAACGCCTCTACAAGAGGTTTATAAGACTGTGAAAACATTTTACTAGGTAGCTTATCCTTATCATCCTTAACGGTTATCAGCATATCTAAAAAGTGCATCTCCTCATGTAGGTTAGTATCATAGGTGCCGATATAATTAGGGTTTATCTTAGGGATACCCACATCTACAACATAATCAAAATTTTTATTCCACGATCTCTTAACCCTGTGCTCCCCATGTGTTACCTTTAATACTACCTCATCGGATAGCTCATCACACAATTTATCCATCTTAGTATATAGTGCTACCACATTAGGATCTGTGGATGTTTTAGAGTTCATATAATCTAATAGAGCTTGTGTATTTTTAGCCTCTGGCTTAGTTGCATAAAAAGCCTGTGGATAATCTGTGAGCTTAATCTGCTCTGGTACAGGAGTAGGATTTTCTTTAAGCTCTTTCTCTACTGTCTTTGTACTAACCTTTTCTACAGGTTTTACCTCCTCCTGTTTTTTAGCCTCTGCCTCTCTCCACTTCTCATAGTTCTCAGCACCTCTAACGGATCCTGTAAGCTCATTAAGCTCATTATCCTCAAAGGTATCACTTACTACAGGAATATACACACATCTACAGTTAGGATGGCGTGGGAGAGTAGGCTCCTCCCCCCTTTTGAATACCTTACCATTATCCGCCCTGCAATATTGGCAAGTTCTACTATCTCCGCCATTAGCACAGCGGTATCTAAGCTCCTCTACCCCAGTATCTTTATATGCATCATCGTGAGCACAGTAGGTAACTCTCTTTGTTTCTGTCCTTGCTACCCTCTCAGCGTTATATCTGGCTGTATCTATGCCCTTATTGATCCTATCCGTGATCTGAGGTATTCCCTCTCCCAGTATCATACTCTGAGTAAGTCCTACACGAAGATTTCTCCCCAGCCTCTCCTTATCCTGCCAGAGCCTATCTGAGAACATAGCACCGCTCCACGGATAATCTAAGGTTTTCTGTATCAGAGCTGGATTAAGCCTATTAAAATTAGCCTTTACCGTTATGCTCTGCCCCAGATCATACACCTGTCTTAAAAACTGATCCGTATAGATATTACTAAGCCCCTGCCTAAAGGTAATCTGCTCTTTCTGTCCTAAGGCTTTTATCTGCTCTCCGATCTGCTCAAATAATCCTCTACTCCGTGTGAGTGCTGATTGATTAGCATAGCTCCAATCTCCTCCAGCCTTTTTAATCTTTGCTATGGCTTCTGTTACACTGGCAAGGATCTCTTTCTGACAACTAGCATAAATAGAGGCTAAGACTTTCTCCATCTTAGCCTCATCCTCAAACGCTTTGAGATTATTTTTAAGTACTGCCTCCTCACGCTCCTTAATGAGCTTAGCTCTCCTCACACTGTCCTCATGGAGGATCTTTTTCTGCTCTGGAGTAAGCTCTGAGTATGGGATACCATACATTTTCGCTACTTCTTTGTTTATATAGCCTACATTAGCCACTCTTTACACCTCCTTACAGCCTCATATAGCCCTTTTACTGTTCTGGCTGAGGAATTGTAGCCCCCTGTGCATTTAAAGCCTCCTGTGGGCTATTCTGTGCATTAAGGTTAGGGAATAAATTATTACTATCCTCTGTAATATTCTGCGTAGAATAAGGATCTGTACTCTGTCTATCTCTTTCCTTATCTGCCTCCAGCTTTTCCAGCACTTCCTTAGGGTTATCAATGAATGGGAGTAAGCTGAGGAGTGTTTCCTTATCCACTTTTCCATCCAGCTTAGTTACTGTATCTACAATTTCTGTAAGATTGTTAGGTACATTTCTACTAAACTCCACTTTGAGGTTAAGTACATCCACCTCACGCCCTGTATTTACATGGATAGGCACACTAAGCACTCTTACCAGCTCCTTTATAGCCTTTTCCATCTTTCTTTCCTTGATAATGCACTTAGTTTCAAGCCCAAAGAGCTTAAATCTGATAGCTACACCGCTAAGATTTCCTGCAAAGTTCTCATCTGAGAGATCTGGTACAGCGGAAAACTTGTGGATATTCTTCTCCAGCCTGTTAAGATGGTTTTCTAGTGCCTCCGTCTGGATCTCTTTAGTGATAAACTTAACATCTCCATTCTCCATTACCTCAATAATGCCCTCATCTTTGAGTTTTTGGATATTATCCCCATTAGCTGTCATATTTTTAAGCATTAAATAGGCGTTTCTAAATGCCTCAAACTCATTAGATACATCGGAGAGCACCTTATCATAGTCATTTACCAGCGTTTCTATCTTTTCAAGATCGCTCATCTGTTCCTCATTGTTATAAACAGTGATAATAGGGATCCTACCGTAGATATGAGGCTTTTCCTCTACAAACTCATAGCTTGCAAACTGTCTAGCCTTACCCTTGCCTGTAGTAGCACATGAGCCATCATCTACACTCTTAAAGATTTCCACCTTAGTAGGGCTATACACCTCCGCATAGTGGGTAGTTTTCTTAGTATCCTCTGTATCAATATCATACAAACGGATCTTATAGGCTGGCTCCTTTGTGGAGCTGTTCTTATACACCACAATAAGATCCTCTGGAGATACTCTCATCATCTTAGTGTGGCTCTCCTCGTCTTGATATACTAAGATATGGGATAAGCCCTTAATCATAGCCTCCTTACCCCACTCTATAAAAAGATCGTCTTTATCGTTATCACTACAGATCTTATCTAACTCATCCTGTACCGCTGTATCCTCCAGCTCTGTAAGGTCTACTCCTACATCCGCTGGATCTGCCTCTACAGGTACCTTATCCTTTTTAGGCTCTGTATAGTTAAGTACAATAGGATTACCCAGAAAATAACCTACTGTGTTATCAATCGTCTGTCCGAAAAAGTCATTTACCAACTTGTTATTAGGCTTGTTTTTGTCTTTTCTTGGTCTATTCTGGATCTTATGCTTACCCTCGTACAGTTTTTGAAACTTTATATATCTGGGAGCTATCTTATTTACATGAGTATCTACCAGATCATTTAAAAACTCTGTACTAAATCTGACTCCCTCAACTTCTACATTAAACTCTCTGTCTATCGGTCTGCTAAGCTCTGCCATATTGCTTATATCCTCCTTTTCTGCATAAAAATAAGCCCTCACTTATTAGGGCTTTTACACTAAATTCTAAAATCTTCTCTTTTAAGTACTCTGATCTCATTACCGCCATCTGCCATAGTCATAGCAAAATCTAGGGCATCAAATAAATCATCGTGATCCACCTCTGGGAATAACAGTAAACACTCCTCCAGATCATCCATACCCTCTCTAAAATATACCTTGTGGTTTTCAAAGTTAGCCGATCTCCTCATAGCTCTTGTTACTTTGTCCTTAGAGGTATTGATATTGATAATAGGGAGTAAGGATAATCTTCTAAGCTCCTGTGCTAAGGATTTCTGATAGGCTACCGTTTCCACACCTATTCTCTCTACCATCGGAAACTTATTTCTACCGTAGTCAATAATGGTATTAAGCTGGGTATTAAAGGTTAATCGCTCTTTCACATAATCCAATACATATACATTGTGATCCGCATCTACCCCTATTACCATGAGTACAAAATAATCTCCTTTATCCTGCTCTTTCTCAGATATTGCTAAGTCACATCCGAAACAAAGCCTTACCTTGATCCACTGATCTATACCATCCTCTGTTTTAACTCGTACCTTAGCGGTCTGAAAATCATAGTCAATCTTGTACTCCTCGTAATATCTGAAATACTGAGCCTTAAAAATCTTACCTTTTGCCAGCTCTGTATCATTTTGATACTGCATATTGAAAATGATCTTACCAGACTGCTTAAGAATAGCCTCCAGCCTCTCTAAGCTAAACTTTTCCTCCCAGAGAGATACTTTCTTACCATTTACCACTCTTATAGCTCTCTGGGTATTTACCACATAATCCTTACTCTTTATCAGATCCTCATACAGATCCAGTGGGTTATATCGTGTACCCAGTATATGGATCTCTCCATCTGGCTCCAGTGTAGGAAAAAGAGAGCTATAAAACCACTCCTTAAGGTTACTCCTCTGCTTTTCTGTTCTGGCATTTTCCAGCCCTACTAAGTCATCGCCTATAATTACATCAAAGTGCTTAGAAATAACCGCTCCAGAGGCTCCTAGTGCTGTTAGAGTAGCCTCTTTCTTAATAATGCTCCTCTTATTTACAGTAAACTCTCTATCATTCCATACATTATCCTTACTGGTTTTCCAATCTCCGAAAATTCTAATAAGATCCTCATTCTGCTCAAAGTGAGTACGAACCTCTTTAAGAAACGCCTCCGCCTGTGTTTGTGTTTTTGATCCTATCATAATACGGATATTAGGATCTCTGAGGATCCTTGTAATACAATAATCCACATCGCCTACAGTACTTTTACCGAAACCTCTAGGAGCTAGATCCAGCGTGCTCTTACTATTCGATATGTTAGAGATAATACTCTTATGGAGATCCATTACATTTCTCTTAGTAATGTAGGTGCATACCAGATAATACGCTATCTCAAAATCTGCCTCCTGTATGAGGTACTTTATCATAGCATCTCTTTCTCTCTGATCCTGTACCTCCCCTAGCTTATTCTCTACTAGGGATACTACTTTATAATCTAACACATCCGCCTAACCTCCTTTCTACGCATAATAAAAGGGAGCCTGTTAGCTCCCTACATCGTTACCAGTTTAATAATAAGTACTATAGCTACGATCCACAGCGTAACCACATTAAACGCCTGTACATTCTTATAACGGTTACTCTCTGGCATAGCATTAAACCAGAGTGTATCTACTACCGATAATCCTACTACCGCTATGGTACAGAGAATAAATACCAGCTTTAATAATCCTGCTACCACGTTCTACTCCTCCTCTCACGCTCCTTATACTCTGCCTCCTCTCTGAGGTCTTTATAAGTCCTACCACAGTATCTACACCTACAGCCCCAGCCTTTTGTATATTCTGGCTTATGCTTAAGGATATAGAGTGTATGTTTGCATCTTCCTAAATCACTCATCACAGTACGCCTCCTTATATGCTCTCTGGATCTTAGGGATCTGTATAGCCATCCAATCTATCATCTCCTCATTTTTAGCCCAGCACTTACTACCGTAGGCATTTTGCCATAAACCGCTCTCATAGAGAAAAGCGTGTACTATCTCATGGCGTAGTACCTTTTTCTGATATGCTACCAGATCCTTTACACTCTCCGCACTCTGCTTATAGTTAAAAATAAGGATCTCCTTTACACTAGGATCACACCATCCATCCGCCTCTCTATCATATCTGTAATCATCCTCATCTATGATACGGATACTGTATCTGGTTCCTAAAATATGTACCTCACTATTAAAAGCTCTGTGAGGCTGTGTACTGCCTGTACTCTCAATATCATCTAAAGATACGGTTATCTCCAGCCCTGTATCACAGAGCTTTACTGTAGCTGTACCCTTTTCAGTGCTATACCCTGTTACCTCTCCTACCATCTGCTTATATGCCTTAAGATATACAATCTCTCCAGTAATATCTCTGGTTATATCTCCGCTTACTATCTGCATTACTCTTTATCCTCCTTTTGCCTGTTCTCCAGCTCTACACTACTGTTAGAGCTTGCTACACATAAGCCCATAGTTATTACTCCTACAATGCCTCCTAATATAAAGCATCCAATCCCTACTAAGATAATCATATAATCCTCCTAACTGAAAAGGAGAGCCTTTTACAGCTCTCCCTCCCTAACCTCTGCCTTTATTTAACTGTTTCCCACTCCATAGGCTCCAGATCATCAAATATCACAGGTACTCTCTCTCTAAGCTCCTTTAAGAGCGGTACTGCTACCTCTAACATCTGCGGATGAGGCTTTCCTGTAGATCCGCAAGCTCTGAGGCTTAAGAAGTGCCTCCACTCTCTAAGGTTAGCTGTCATTACTACCTCTGTTTTGAGGCTGTTAGGTAATACAGATCTTGCCTCCTGTGGAGTTCTTCCCTCACTAATCAGATAATTATAGGTTTTCTCTGCTCTCATACAGCTTTCTACCCAGTTATCCATCTCTGGAGTATCCTCTGCAAAGAATACAGGGCGGATAAAAGCTACATCTCCGCTCTTATTGTAATTACAATACCTTGTACTTTCCTGTGCATAGCTGGCTACTCTGTGGCGTACAATCTCATGGGATACACCTCTATCACAGATAAACTTTACACTAAAAGAGTAGTGCTCCAGCATCGCCATGTGATTACTCTTAATGAGAGCTCTTACCATCTTCTCAGCGGATCCCTCTGTGATTTTATCCTCACTCTTATAACACACTCTGGCTACTCTCTCGATCTTCTTTAAGATTTCCTCCCCATTGAGGGGATCTAAGATCTCATATCCTGCATCTACAATTCTCATCTTATGTCCTCCTTACAGCACCATAGCTAAGCGATCCTTAAGCTCTTTCTCAATGTACTCTCTTACCTCAATCGGATTAGCATTACCTGTAATATGTACCTCCGTGTATCCGTTTCCCTCTTTGATCTCCTCCAGCTCTACTCCTGCCATACCAGAGATAATATCTTTAATGGTTTTATCTACGATCTCAGCAATCTCCTCATCGGTCTTACCGTTTCTCTTTCCTGTGATCTCGATATGTCCTACAGAGCCTCCAAACAAACCTCTTAACATAGCATCCATAAAATCCTCATGCTTAGGCTTGTCTTTTCTCTCCGCTCTGGCTCCCTCGATAGCATCAATCTCAAACTGGATAAACTCCTGTGCTTTCTTAAGATCCTGTACAATATCATCCTTATGCCCTGCTCTGGAGATGTACTTTACAGCACTCCCTAAGTTGAAATTTAAGCCCCACGCTCTGATTACATCCTTAGGCTGTGGGTTCAATCTGTTATAGTGTTCTGGGTTAATAGCATTACTCATATTATGCTTACCTCCTTATGTTTGATAAGTAACATAATCACATAAACCTTAAAAAGTTAGATTTATTTACCTTTTTTCTTTTCCTTTGTGCAATTCTTACAAAGGGCTCTGTATTTTCCATAGGGAAAAACCTTATACCCATTGTGCAATCTGCACTACTTCTTAGCACTTTTCATAAGCTGAGCGATCTCATCTAAGCGATCCTTAGCATCCTGCGAGAGCTCTTGTGTACCGCCACGCTCTACACGCTCTGTAGCCTCTCCCATAAGGAGCATATCCAGCTTAACAAGCCTCTCAAAATCGTTGATATTCTTTACTTTTACCTTGCCCTGTGCAATATCCTTACTAAAATCAGCCATAAGGTTATTGATAAGGATACGGTACTTAGTCCGTACATCCGTTAGCTCCGCTGTGATCTTAGCCTCGTTACTGTTCTGAGCGTTCTCTATATTTCTCTGTGTTACTCTGGCTACCCAGTTAAAAGCCCTGCTCCAGCCTGCTACCGTTCTCTCCGTTCTCCCTATAGTTTCTGCTACCGCTCTAAGGGATCTCTTATCTCCTAAGCCATAATACAGCTCAAAGGCTTTTCTCTGGAGCTCATTCTCTTTACTCAATGTATTAGGCATTACTCCGCCTCCTTTCTCCTCTCTTATGAGGCTATTTTCCTTGCTCTTTGTGAATGAGGGGGATTTTCTACAGTTTTACTTACATTCCTGTTGTTATCTGTTAATTCCCTACCTTTTCTTTCTATCTATCTTCCTTACTATGTTTTCTTTTATAGTACTGAAATTAGTTTTTATATTTCTTTGTTATTACTGTAATATCTACTCTTATTTGTTTATTTAGTATTATTACTGTATTTAAGCCTCTTTTCCGCCCTTTTTACCCTTTTCTCCGCCTTTTACTCATTTCATAGGGATTTCAGTACATAGAATGAAATTAAATAGAGCTACCTCTTACAGTAGCCCTTTCTCTCTTATATGAGTTGTTAATACTCTTATAATAGTTTCTTTCTCCGCCAGCTCAGCCTTTACGCCTCTTACCTCTCGGTATACTTCTTCTCGGATCTTATTACAGGTATTTCCATGATCTGTAAGCATCTTGTTATATTTCTGTGTCATTCTATCTATAACATTCTGATCTACTCCCAGATCTGCCAGATTTCTTATCTCCTCTGCTAAGGTCATTTCTCTTACTCCGCTCATAACCATTTTTCCGCCTCCACGCTCTTTTTTATAAGCCTCTCTTTAAAAGCCATGTAATAAAGCCCTCATCTGGAGTACTCTCTACATACTCATTGTATCTATTGCTAAGCATTACCAGCTCATCCTCTGTAATCCTTACACTGTTGGATCCGAAACGGAGCATAGGTAAAGTAGTTTTCTCCTCTTTCTTCTTTTTCTCCTTAGGTACTTCTTTCTCTGTAAAGATCTCTTTAAGGTCTATCTCTGTAAAGCCCATTACCTCTAAGGAATAATCTACCGCCTGTAACTCAAATAACTCCTTTTTGAGTAACTCATCATCCCAATTACTTAACTCTGCCAGCTTGTTATCTGCAATACGGTAAGCCTTTACCTGCTCTGGAGTGAGATCATCTCTTACTATGTATGGTACTCTATCCAGCCCTGCTAAGATACTAGCCTCTCTCCTCGTATGCCCTGCGATGATAACCATATCTGCATCTACGATAATCGGATTAGTAAATCCGTACTCCTTAATACTCTCCATAACCTTTTTTACTGCATAATCGTTAATTCTAGGGTTATTCTCATAAGGGATAAGATCCAGCGGATCTGTGTACTTTACTTGTAAATCTTTCATAGCCTCATGTACCTCTCTTTCTATTTATTTCCTAAGCTATGTAATTTTGTTTCATTAGTTAGGGTACATATCTGTAATTTTTATGCACCCTTTTACAGATCAAACTCTCCACGCTCTGTATAAGAGCCTCCTACCTGCTTAAATTGCACTCTCTGGTAGCTATTTAGGTTACTAAGAGGGATCTCTGTTTCTCTCCTCCGCTTTTCCTGCTCTGGAGTTTCATAGGGATTACTCATTTTCTTTCTCTTATCCCTATCTGAGGATGTATAATAAGGATCATGCTCTCTTAGCCATTTATCCGCCTCATCTTCCTCACGCCTAAACTTACTCAAATCCCTCCACCGCCTCTCTGCATCTATCACACACCATAGAGCCCTCTGGTATTATCTCCCCACACATTACACATCTGCTATCTGTAGGGATCTCTTTACTCCTTACTGCCTTGTACTCATAAATCCTTATGGTATCGTGTACTACTCCGCACTCATCTATAAAACATAGAGGTGTTTCTCCTCTCGGTCTTTTCAATTCTATGTAAGATCCGTTTTCATCGGTTCCACACTTTATTAAACTCATCTAATCCTCCTCCAGATAAGCTCTAAGCTCTCTCTGTATTCTCTTTATACCGCTATTTATATTCTTACTAATAACGCTCTGATCCACGCCCATTACAAACGCTAACTCATCCTGTGTATATCCCAGTACCAGCACATACGCTATACTCATATACTGATAGTGACTTAACTTTCCTTTTCTGTATGCCTTATTAAACTCTGCTCTATCGCTTTTATGGTATTTATCCAGATCAATAGCTGTTACTGTCTTAAGATCTGTGAGGATACAGGTAGCTACTGTATCTCCCTTTTCGCTTAAGCCCTCTAATCCTCCCCAGTTTCTCAAAAATCTCTTTATATTCTTAGGATCCTTATAACTCAGCCTTAGTAATTGATCGTTTACTACATTTCTTACAATCGCTCCCAACGCTACCGCCTCCTCTCATTAGCTTTTCTATGTATCTTAGGTGTACCTCCGCTGTAATACCGCTGTATAACCCAGTGCCTTTTACTGTAGCTACACTCTTTCTAAGAGCTGTAATCTCTCCATAGGTATAATCATTATCCAGAGGACACATCCACTTAATGGCATCTCCTACCTTAAACATCGTGTACCTCCCTTTTAACAAGAAAAAAGGAGTATAGTTTTTCCTATACTCCTGCTTGATCCTGTATTATTCCTGTGTTAGTTCCTGTCTTAATTCCTGTGCTCTGGCTATTACCTCTCTGCTATATGCTGAGCTATAAATATCTTTAGCCCACAGCTTTTTAGCTCCGCTCTCTCCCATGTTATATACCATGAGTACACAATTTTCTCCGCTAGATGCTAAATACTTATCCTGTATCTCTCTTAAACAGTTAAGCCCTACTCTGATATTTTGATATGGATTAAAGAGATCTGTTACTCCCTCCGCCTCCATCCGCTCTGTATGCCATTTCTCGTATATCTGCATATAGCCCTTACTGTTTCCGTTATCTCCTACCTTATCCCAGTGATAACCGCTCTCCCTCTCTATGAGGGCTAGTACCGTATAATAATCTACTCCGTACTCTTTACACTCACACCAGAGGTAAACCTGTACTATTTCTGGAAAACATCCTCCAGCATCCTTATACTCCTGCTGGATTTCATAATATCTAAATCCATCCTCGTATACCTCTGATCCCCAGTCTGCACTCATCGTATTATACGGATATGTATAATTAAGATCGTGCTCCAGCTTTGCCTCCTGCTCTGTTTTCGTTACTGGCTCTGTGTTCTCAGCTTGCGGAGCTTGTAGAGTTTCCGTAATATAAATCTCCTCAGTAGGAGGCTCTTTATCTGCTCCCTTTAGATTTACACTCATTATCACAGTAATTACTCCTGCTATTACCGCTCCTACCAGTATTAAAGGCAATATTTTTACTCTGGCTCTCCTCTTTCTTCTAATTCTCCTTTTGCTCATCCTGCACCTCCTGTAAGATCCTGTTTAATCCTGCTATTACTTTCTGCATATTATCCACTTGCCCTACTAACCTGCTTAGGGTAGTGGATATATCATCTGGATCTCTGGAGTACCAGTAACCATAAGTAGAGCTACATATAGCCTCTCCATTCTGCCTCAGATCGCTTACAATGTTTCTTAGCTGTTTCTCATGTACATTAAACAGTACACACAGCTCTCTAGCCTTTACCGCTTTTCCCTCCGATGTATGAAACTCTTTAAGGTACTCAACTATATCACATCCTACCTCTGACACGGTTTTTACCTCCCTTTTAAATTGATATATAACCTAATCACTTTTGAGGAGGATTTTTAGATAAAATAGAAAAAAGTGGTACATCTTTTCTTACAAAATGTACCACTCTCTGTATTATTCCTCTACGATCTCTCCATCTTCTGTTACTTCTACAATTTCTCCCTCGATACAGCGGTAGTATGTATCCTCTTTAATATTCTCTCCATCTACTACTACCATCTTAGCTCCTGTGAGCTCCCAACTCTCCTTATCATAAGGATCCATATAATCTCCATCGCTATATCTGGCTCCTACATATTTCCAATCAGAGAGGATAAGATGAGCTCCCTTACAGCCCTTAGCTCTTGCCTCATGCCCCCATGCAACCGCTAAAAGCTCATCCTCTGGGATCTGGAGGAGATACTTTACCTGCTCCAGCATTAACTCTACATCTGCGATCTCCTCTACTAAGTTATCTCTGGCAATAGCTTTTTTATCCTCAGCTACAGGCTGTCCTAAGCCTGTTTCTACTCTGCGGTACTTATTTACCGCCTGTATGAGCTCTGCACACTCCTCTACTAACTAGTTACTCTGTGCCTCATAGCCATAGTACTTAGCTGTTTCTAAGTTCATCTCTCTAATTTTACACATATTACTCATATACCTCCTCTATAGTTCTTCTTACTTTGTCTATGGCTCTATTCCAGCCTAACTCTATATCTCCTACTGCTCCGTTTAGAATATCCTCAAAAGGGATCTCCTGTACCTGCTTTACTGCCTCTCTTGCCTTTAAAAGCTCCTCCATAAAACTATCCTCAATAAGGTAATAATCTTTAGGATCTCCAAAAGATACAGCTATTGCATAATCGGATTTTCTCATAGCTAAGCTCTGCTCCTTAGCCTTATCTATCCAGCTCTTTTTTACTGTAATACTCTGGCTAGGGTTCATCTTTGTTTTTGCCTCTATAAATAGATCTCCTGCTATTACATCCCCTTTTAAGAATGGAGTAGATCCAGATCCTACTACCTGCCTACCTCCTATAGCCTTAGCTATACGCTTTTCCTGTTTTGAGCTCTTAGCTCTTGTACTATCTTTCAATCTCTATCTCTGCCTCCATGTTTAAATACTGATCCCTAAGTTTTCTCCATAAAGCCTCCCTAACCCTGCCTCTAAAGAAAAGAGGCTTTACCTCATATACCATACTAATTACACTTATACTATCCATAGCATCCAGCATACTCCATCTACCATCACAGGCTCTAGCGTTAGCCCACCCTGTAAACTCCTTAAATGTACAATCCTTAATTTTCTTTTTCATTTACTTACTACTGCCTCCCTAGTTCTCAAAAACTCATTTACTAAATAAAAATCTTTATCCATAATAGATAAATGCTCCTTAGCTCCGCCTTTTCTATACACAATTACCATATTCTCCTTAGGTTTTCTGGCTCTAAGTACCTCATACGCTCCTACTGTAGGTATAATCAAATAGCCCTTACTTTCCAGAAACTCCTCAAACGCCTTTAACTGGCTCATGTGTAGCATATTTCTGATAGCCATATTATTTACCCTCGCTTTCTTCTGGTACTACCTCCAGTATTCCAGCCTGTGTAAGCTCATAGATAGTATCTGTTACAATATCCAGCTCTGATCCTCCTACATGATAAGTACCCTCTACTGCTACATCTACATACAAATCTCTGTGCTCTGTCCTTACTGAGATCTGTACACATGGAATATCATAATCCTCTGCAATATAAGCAATCTTGCTAGGCTCATCTGCATCCATTAAAAACTTATGGTACCATTCATGCTGATACTTATAGCCGATACCCTCTAAACAACGCTCTCCAGCATCCGCCCACTCTTTACCTGTCTTAAATCCGTACTTTTTAAGTTCCTCTAAATCAATACCTGCTTTTACTCTTAAACTCATATTATTCTGCCTCTCTTTCTTCTAATCTCACTCCGCCATACTCCCAGAGATCCTTTTTCATCTCATCCATATCTAGCTCTCCATTTTGCCAGCGTTCATAGTACTGTAATACCAGCTCTGTAAACTCTGGTATCTTCTTTGCATAGGTCTTTTTCCAGTAATGATCCATGAGCACCTCCATAGGGAGTACTAAGAGTAATGTCATAGCTGTATTTATGGCATCCTCCATAGCCTCTTGTTTGATCCTCTTAAGATCTTCCTCTGTTACCTGCCTTACTGCATTATGGAGCTGTGATCTGGTTAGATTATAGGTTTTTACCTGCTTACCTTTCTGCTTTTCAAGCCTACGCCTCTCAGCTCTACCCATGATATACCGCCTCTACTTTCCACCGCTTAAGAAACTCCTCCAGAGAGTTATACTCAAACTTATAAGCTCTTACCGATACCACCAGTTTATTTCCTGTGCATCTGGTTTTAATCGGATACACCTTACCACTCTGGAGCTCACACTCTACCCCTATGTATCTAGCTTTTATCATCCTGCTCCTCCTGCATACTTGCATATTTTTTACATGGGAACATCTAAAAATACAGGAAATACCATAATCCATCTCTACAAAGTAATACTTTCTACCTACCAGAAATAAATTATCATTATCTCTTACATAATCTGTTCCGCACTGTCTAAGTACTCCTGTGTACTCACTTCCATCAAAAAGCGTAACTGTTACCTCAGTATCCAAACGCTCCTCTAAATCTTCTCTCCTCATCGGATCCTCCTCTCTTTTTCAGATACTTAACTTAATCACAATCGGTAAGTATTTTTAGAATAAAAAAAAGAGGATCCTAAGATCCTCTCTCTTTCTGGTATTAAAACTCCAGCACATTCTCCTCTATGAAAATATCCTTATGCACATCTGCCTTAAATGCTAAGAGTGCTCTGGAGGCTCTTAGCATTACCTCATCATCTCCCATCATTTTAGCCCCTGTATAGGTACTCTCCAGAAAGTCTATTACCTCCTGTTTCTGCTTTTCATTATCCATATATACCTCCTATAAATCCTCCCAGCCAGCATATCCCAGCTCTTTTAATTCCATCTTACTCTCCCAGATAGCATCCATTAGATTATCTGCCTCTATATCCTCTGGATCTGTGCTACACTCTAATGCTACCTGTAGCATTTTTATATAATCTATCAGCTCTTTTATACGCTCATCCATTAAGCCCTCCTATTTGAGTAAATCTTTTACTCCTACTGTAGTTTTCTTATATACAGCATTTTTTACAGCCCTCTTAGGGCTCTTTGCCAGCCCTACACCCTTTTTACCATACAGAGGATTGACTGCTTTCTTTACCGCTCTTTTAGCCTTACCTGTAGTACTTGCTTTGATAGCCTTTTTAAGGCTAGGTTTTCTTACTCCGATTTTCATATAATCCGCCTCCTACTCTATAGATCCATAGATACTCATATACTCTATATTTCCATTAAATTTACTGGTTTCTGTACTAAATCCGTCAAACTCTATAACCCTTGTATCAGCCGCTAAAACCTGCTCCCAACATTTCTCTATATCGGTATCACTAAAAGGCTTTACAAATCTCAGAAACGCCTCCTTATACTGCTCCAGATCCTTACACTCTAAGTATACTGTTACCTTAGTTCCTGTAGCTGATATAGTAGTTTCCTCTGTTTTGAGTTTTATCTGATTTTTATGTACACTACCATGATGCTTATAGGGCTCAAACTGATCCGCTGTTATCTCCTGCCCCACATTAACCTCATTATACCTATTCAGATATAAATTGATCTCCTCATCGTCTGCATAGATTACAGATAGCTCCTCCGCCTCCTCTGTAGCTGTTTCTGGCTCCTCTGTTACCTCTGGAGTACTTTCTATAGCCTCCGTTACTTTCTCCGCCTCTATGGGCTCATTTACCTTAGCTGTATTTCCACAGGCTGATAAGGATAGTGCAATACCTAAAGCTATTATTACGCTCAATCTCTTTATCATGTAACCACCTACCTTTTTATATAGTGGTTATATTATAACTCATTTATGAGGCTAACTCAATAACCATCCTAGCCCACGCTCTGGCATCATCCTCCCCATACATCCTATACACACAATCCTTATAAGGGATCCTGTAATCCGCCTTAGGATCATTCTCTACCAGTAAATACTTATACTGTGGCTCCCTTGCCTTATTTTGTAAGTGGTGCCTAAATTGATGGAGAAACCCCTCTAAGGAAGGCTCCCCTAAGAAAATCTCCTTTGTAGAATGTACATAGTTATCATCCCTTACCCACGCTGTAATAACAGGGATCTCTACGCTATATACCTCCGCCAGCTCTGTATCTAGCTCTCTGATTATCTCCAATCTCTGGAGAGGTGTAGCGGATTTATAGCCCTTTGCTAGAGCCATACTAACAGGCTCCAGAGCTTTCTCTATACGCTCCTGCTCCTTATACAAAGCCTCCAAATCCGCCCCTCCGTTTTCCTGTGCCTCATATATTCTAATCATAATCCTATCATGTGCATTATAAATCTTATGCTGATTATCCTCCCACTTACATACTGGGTATAACTTCTTTCCTGCCTTATTCCTGTATATTTTCGCCATCTGTATTATCCTCCTGTTTCTCGATCTTCTCTCTATACTCTGTAGCCTCCTGTGTTCTACCTGTCATGCACAGTAACAAGTAAAAACTCCTTTGCTCATCCGTCATATTATCCCTCCTCATAATCCATATCCCATACAAACTCATTCTCATCTACCCACTCCCAGCCATACTCTCTACAAAAGCTCTCAGCCTCCGCCTCTGTTTCAAACTCTGTAAAATATTTCTTTGTGCCTCCAGCACTCTTAAGATAAACTGTAAACATATTTCCCTCCGATCTGGGAGCCCTTAGGCTCCCAACTCCTGTACATACTCCATACCATCAAAGCTACAAAATCCTCCAGCATCTAAGATACTCTGTAAAGCTCTTTTCCCTCCACAGGGGATATATGGAGCTAAGATACCAAACTCATCTCTATCTGAGCTAAAAGCTATGTAGCCATTGCCCTCCTCATAGAGGGCATATCCTGTAACTACTCTAGCTATTCTATCTGTACCAAACTTAGCTCCTTTTAATCTCTTAATAACCATCTTACTTACCTCCTAGTATCTACTATGTGCTATCGTAGCAATTCCTCTAAGCAATCCTGCTACACAAGTATTAAGATCTCCATCCTGCCAGCACTCATCTACTCCAACAATCCTACCTGTCATATACTCATCATGCTCATTTCTGGCTACCATAAAATCTGTATCAGTTCCGCACTCATCCTCTCTATCGCTCATCTTAATAGTAAAGTGGCTATCCTCTGTATCACAGTACTGTAAGTATCCCCACCATACACGGATCTCACTCTTAAGTACCTGTACTCTCCATTTCCAGTTACTATCCTTTTCTGTGAGCTCCTTAGCTACCTCTTTTGCTACTTCCTTAGCCTCTCTAAAATCTACTACCACTTCCTGTACCTCCTGTTTTTCCTCCTCAACATCTACCAGCTCAATCTTACTGATTAAGGATCTCCAGTAAAATACTCTACCATCCTCTGTTACTAAAAACTCCTTATGGAGCTTGCTGTTTTCCTCTGTGAGATCATAGGCTCTACACTTAACACATTTCTTATCAATGTACTCTACTGTGTAATCTTCAAACTCTGCGTTTTCTTCCAGATAAGAGATAAACTCTTTAACTGTAAGCTGATCCATAAGCTCCTCTATAGATCTCATAAACTGTACTCTGTATCTGTTATCATCACTGTTTTTATATCTCATATTGTTTACCTCTCTTTCAGTTCGTATCTAGTTCCTTACCTCACTTATAATATACACCCCCTATATAATAATGTCAATTACTTTTTATATAACCCCTGTATAAAATAATAGAGGAGGCTTTTTACTGCCTCCTCCTGCTCTTATTTCCAGAAAAATCTATCTACAGATACTCCATAGAATTTAGCCAGATTGTAAAGTACTGTAGCCTTAGGGATCCGTGTACCTGTTTCCCATCTACTTATACTTACCTCTGTATATCCTGTACCTTTTACCACATCTTTTAGAGTGTAGCCCTTTTTCTCTCTTACCTCTCTAAGGTTATGTGCTAAGGTTTCCTCTACTTCTCTCATACCATCCCTGCCTCATATACCTGTTTTCTAAGATACTCCAGCTCCTCCAGATCGTTATAATAAAACTCCTGCACTCCATTAAAGCCCTGCATTTTCTGCTCTTTACCGTCTTTAAGAATAGCCTTAAACCACGCCCCAGCCTGTGAGATGATCCCCAGCATAATAGCCAGATCTAAGGTATCCTTAATCTCATCCACTCCTGTACTATAGTTAAGTGTGTAAGTCTGGAGCCTACGATCATTTTTAGTAACCTTATTTTTCTCCACTTTCACACTTACCAGATTACCGCTAGGGTTAGCATATCCGCTACTTACCTCTTTATACTTCTCATCCAGTAAGGATCCCTTTGTAAACCATAAGATCTGTGAGCACGCATGAGCGATAGCTGTACCGCAAGGGATCTTAAAAGGCTTATACGGATTTCCTATATTTTCTCTTAACTGATTGATGAGGAGAAAAGTACACTCCACTTTCTTACAGAGCGGTACCGCCTTATCACAAAAGGCTTTCATAAGAGCACTGTTACCGCCATAGCTTTTCTCATCTAATCCTTTTTCCTGTACTGCCTTAGGGATGATAAAAGGAGCACTATCTAATACTGCTAAGCCGATCTTACCAGATCTTATGTAGTCTAAGAGCATATCTAAAAGCTCCTCTCCGTACTCACTCTCTGGCTGGATAAGTATTACCTTACTCCAATCTACCCCCAGAGTTTCTCCCCACTCCTTATCTATTGTATTTTCTGCATCCAGATATACACAGTACTTATCTGTGTACTTTTTCTGGAAATTAGAGATAATATCCAGAGCTGTAGTAGTTTTTCCACTCTGAGGCAATCCTACCAGCTCTATGATCCTCCCTACAGGTACTCCTCCTCTAGTTAAATAATTCATCATAGGAGAGGTGTAGGGGATAAACTCTATCCCCTTAAGATCCGATGCTTTACGGATTATATCCGTTTTATACTTCTTATTTACCTCTGCTATGAGGTTATCTATCTCCGCCATCGCTATTCTCCTTTTCATTCCAATTTTTAACTACTCGTATCTCATCCCAGCCCTCAGCAAAGGTAGGAGGCTCTAAAAATCTTTTCATTCTATCCATAGCCTCCTTAGGTACTGTACGCTCTCTTTCATCGTTACGCTTAACACACACCTCAAAAGGAGTATCTACAAACACACAAACCTTTTTGCAATTTAATAATTTAAGAGTATCCAAAAACTCCACCCTATAGCTTGCTTTTAAGTTTGTAGCATCGTACACTACATTCTTACCATGATATAGATCCGCCCTAACCAAACTCTGTAAGATGGTAAACACAGCACCATTATTTTTCATATCGTTTATATCTCCACAGAGCTTATCTCTGAGATAATCAGAGGATCTAACAATTACATCTCCCAGCCTATCACTCTCAGAGCTTTTACCGCTGGCTGGCAACCCCACTAACATATAAAATACTGGTTTATTATTTTCCATCCTCAGATCCTCCTAACTCCTGCATAATGCCTACCTCCGTATTAAAGAGGTTTACATCTGCATCCGTGATACCTAAATTGTAATTTAACTCAATTACATTTCTGATAATGGCTATATCTACTCCGCCTCCCTCATTAGGGCTAAAAAGTACAATCCCATCATCGCACTTAAAAGCTGTTTCTCCAGAGATCTCTACTCCGTTCTCCTCCAGATATGCTAAAAACTTATCTAACTTTTCCTCCACTTCTTCTGTGCCTCCTTAAAATATTTCTACACTGTACATAGAGATCATCATCTATATTTCTGAGCTCATGGAGATCTCTATGTAGCTGGCTCTTACTTATACAAAACTCTTTAGCCATTTTACGGATACTGTCCTTAGGGTTATCAATTAGCCACTGTGCCTCCTGCTTACATCTATCCTCTATGGCTTGCCTACTAAAGTACTCATAAGCCCATCGCTCCATAGGCTTTACTCCTCCATAGGATCCTCTGGATCTCTGGTATATTTATCCTTGCTAAATCTATCCAGATCTACCTCTGCTATCCTCTTTGAGAGGGATTTCTTTAATCCGCTGTAGATCTTCTCAGCCATCTCTAACTTAACTTTGAGGCTGTTATAAGCTCTACGATAAATAGCCTCTACTAAGGCTTTATCCTCCGTGAGCTGTTCTACTCTGGCTTTTTTCTCCTGCACAGTACCAGATACTTTTACCATCGCCTCATTTTGAGCACTTTTCTTAGCATTAGAGGCTAGATCCACCTGCATACCCAGCTCCTCTACTCTCTGCCCTGCATAATACATAAGAGCTGGGATCTTAACACAGTAGTACTCTATCTGGCTATCTGGTATATCCTCTATAGAGTTTTCTCCTATGCTTTCCATAATCATATCCAGCTCTGAGATAGCACTATCAAGCTCCTTACTAAAATCTGCTATCAACTCATTTGAGAGGGTTATTACAGGGGAGCTCTCCTCTTTTACCTCCGCTATGATTTTCTTTAATTTATCACTCTGTACCATCTTTACCTCCTCCTGTAGGAGCCTTATTACAATGCTCTGTACCTGCTAAGGCACAATCCTCACAGCCCTTATAATATCCACACTCTTCACAGGTACAATGTTCATAGCCATACTCTGGGTACTCATCCGCCATAGCGTTAGGGCATCCACCATTTACACAGGTAACTCCTACATACTCTTTACACCTGCTCTCCTCTTTAGATTTCTTTGTTACAAAGTGCTCACAATGTCTAATAAGTAAACACATCTCCATTGATGTACTATCACAATTACTACACGGATTTTCCATAGTACCTCCTTAACCAGCTCTCCAGATCGTAGCTGTATCTCACTCTTTTCTTTTTCTGCTCTATCTTTACTCCGTGATCCCTACACCACTCTACAGGTATACTCTTTCTCTCCTCTGTCTGAGTAAACTGGATCACATCCTGTACGGTTATGTAATATGTTTCCTCCAGCTCTCTAAAATTGATTAAAAAGCCTCCGTACACTCCCTCATAATGAGTAGCTTTCTCCATTCCCTGTATCTGGTTAGGTCTGATCTTAGCTATCGGTAGGCTCTTTCCCTTATGAGTTTTAAGCTCTACCAGAAAGAGATAAGGAGATCTGAAAAGGATATAATCACATGGATTAGATACTCCATAAAATCCGCTTGTATCATCCTTTAGGCGGTACAGGTAATAATCTGGAGGTACACACTCCTTAAACTCCTGCTCAAAGGTTTTACCGATGTTATTACTTGCCATCCTGTACCCCCTTAAATCTGCTAGGAGTAAACTTACATTTCTTTCTGCGATCTACATACATAGATCCCTCTTTATCAATGCTACAGTAGTAAGCTCCCAGCTCTCTACCACAATGCTCACAGTTACCACATACCGCTCTCAACGCTGTATTTTGCCCTGTAGAGGCTTTTTTCTTTTTACCTGTAGACTTATTAGCCTTTTTTCTGTTTGTATCTTTCTGAGCTGTCTGAGGCTTTTCTGGAGGGTTAGGATGTACCCACTTACCAGCATCCACTAAAGCACACTCATTTTTATATCTACAGTATGTGCACTTGCTATCATCTTTCTCTGGAGGGATCCCTGTTTTACAAGCATTGTTTACAGTTCGTATCTTGTTAAGTACTGCCTGTTTCATCTCATCTGTTATTTTCCAGAGGTACGGTTTCTTTTTACAGAAATTTCTATCTTCATAAAAGAAAAGGATATAATCTATACCCAGCCCCATACCATAACAAGTAGCTTGCCACTTGTGATCCGCCTTAGGCTCATAACGGTTACTAAACTGGTAAGTACTCTCTGTTTTAATCTCTAAGATTACATCCTTACCATTAAATCTAATAACTCCGTCTGGCTGGAAATAAATAGAGAGCTCATCATTTTTACATCTGCCCTCTGTGTGATCCTCATTCCAGCCTACAAACTCGGTTTTAATGCCCTTAGCCTGTGCCTCTTTTACCATCTCCTCCAGATCTAAACACTCTACACCCTCCATACGTTCTACTATATGCTGTATGTCTAAGTGCCTATCTGTACCGCTCTGGCATATCTCAATAAGATTTACCTCACCCTGCTCTCCGTTCTGTGATCCTCCATGTACTCTCTGGAAAAATAACATACGCTCACAGCCATACATAGAAGATGGGCGGATATACTCAGATGGGGCTATCTGCCTCTCCTCCAGCTCCTTAGCCTTTACAGCCTCCTCATAATTTTTAAGAAACTTATCCTCAAAGGATACGCTCTCTGCATTTTTTCCTTGTGCTACTGCTATTAAGCTCTTTAATCCCATTAGTGACCTCCTAACATAACTCCGATGATATAGAGCTCAAATAAGAATACAAAAATACTTAAAGCTCCAACAAAATCTCCTACCAGCTCACATCCCTCTCTATGAGTTCTGTAAAATCTTCTCCATTTTCTCTTAATCCGTCTTACCATCCTTGATCCTCCTGTTTTGATTGATAAGTAACCTAATCACAAACGGTAAGTAAATTTAGATAAAAAAAAGAGGAGGCTTTTTACGCCTCCTCAGAGTTAATCTTATAATCTTCTACCCCACGGATCCCACGGAGTATATCCTACAGGACTATAAAAAGAGCGTGGATAAATATAAGGATCTTTTTTCCACCCCCACTCTTTTTCCTTTGTTTCTGCCTCCTGTTGATAAATTACCTGCTTACAGGTAGATTTAGC